ACCAGAAATACCAAGAGGCATACCATCACTGAAACTCCCCTGTCCGAAAGGGTACACGAGAAAAACCGCTAGTGCTGCTGAGACTGGAGCCATGTAAGCTACAAAGATCCAAGGACGCATACCTAAACGGTAAGATAGTTCCCATTGTCTTCCTGCGTATGCAGCCACTCCAATGAGAAAGTGGAATATAGTTAACTGATATGGTCCGCCATTATATAGCCACTCGTCTAGCGTAGCAGCTTCCCATATAGGATAGAAATGTAGTCCGATTGCGTTAGAGCTAGGTACGACAGCTCCTGATATTATATTGTTCCCGTATAATAAGGAGCCGGAAACTGGCTCACGTATGCCGTCGATGTCCACAGGTGGAGCAGCGATAAAGGCGAGAGTAAAACATATTGCAGCAGCTAGTAAGCAAGGTATCATTAGTACTCCAAACCATCCTACGTATAGGCGATTGTTTGTACTTGTTACCCACTCACAAAATCTCTGCCAGTTGGTTGTAGTGTCTCTTGTTACTGAGATTGCAGCCATGTGATTGATTAATTTAATTGAATGTTGTCGCATTCCTCTTCGACTTTGGAGAGGAAAAAAGAGATGAGATCCATCTTATTCTTAAGAGGTAGGTTCTCATCTAGTATTATATTATATCTTGCTTCTAAAAAGTCAAAGCAAGTCATCTTCCATTTGTAAGGATCTATTTCCTTAGAAGATGCCGGGAATGATTTGACCGGTAGTGGCGTATGCGCCAATAGCAGCAACGAAACCAAGCATTGCAGCCCAGCCGTTAAAGCGTTCCGCTTCATTAGTCATAAAAGGATTGGTGTTAATTGGATAGTTTTCGATGACTCTTGCTGGAGTCTCGTTTGCGTAAATGTTCTGTTTACCGTATTCGGTAGTTCTCATAATAGTTCGGTGTGGTGGTTTACATATTGGCGAGGACGATACGATTCGGGTCGCCGCTATGTAATTAGAACTGTAGATCTGACTGTTCTAGTTTTGCAAGAATGTCATCTCTGTATGCTTCATCTGTTTCATAGCGAGGATCACCCATAGCTGATATTAATTCAGCTTGTGATCTAAATGTATTACTGCTAGTACGAGGTGGCTTACCTTGTAAAGTTCTACCTTCGTTACCAAAAGCATTATCATACTGTGCTTTCAATCCTTGCATAGCTAGGTTAATAGCTTCTACATTTCCTGAAGCAACTAAGTTATCATAAGCTACTACTGTAGGTTCAGGTAAGTTGTTAGCAGCCCAAGATACAATATTTGTATATTGTTTCTCACCACCAACAGCATTTTGTATTTCGTTTACCTGTGCATCAGGAATGTCTACTTCCTGTTGTTGTTGTGCAGGAGCATTTTTTATAGACTCCATATAAGCATTGACAATATCTGTACTACTCATTGCAGAAAACTTGTTTATAGTTTCCGGTGATAAAGTATTGTCATTACTATAATATTCCTCAGAAGCTTGAGAGATTAGATCGAATGCAGGAGACGTTTCAGATACCTCCTCATTAGTTCCTTCTTCTTCTCCTTCTCCTTCTTCTCCTGCTTGGTCTGTTTCTGATTGTCCAAGTTTACTTTGTAATTCTAAGTATGCTTTTTCCAACTCTTGTGGGTTATTGTACTTCCCTGCTAGTAGACTTTCTTGTTCTGCTACTAACTTTTCACCAACTTCTAGAGAGTCCTGTTCATCGGCTGAGAGAACTTCTGTCTGTGGTGTGTTGTCATACGATAGTGTTTCTGCCATTATTCTTCAATAGGTGGTTCTTCTGTTGTCTCTGCCATACCTTCCTGCATAGCTGCATCCATTGCTGGATTCTTAGATGGGTCCATCATAGGAGTACCAGCTAGTTTACCAGCTTGTTGCACTAAAGCTTGTTGCTGTTGTGCTTGCATTTGTTGCTGCATTTCTTGGTCTATCTGTTGCTGAGTCTTAATTAAATTCAGTACATCTATACCTTGTGCAGCAGCTAGTCTACGTATAGCTTCTAGTGGTTCTACAAACTTCATAAGCGCCTCTGGTCCGAGGGTCTGTGCGATAGTACCAATGAACTGAGTCAATGATTCTCTATCTTGTCCTCTACCTAATGCATTAATACCAGCTACGATTGTAGGTCTGACTATATCTTTAGGTAGTTTAGGTATCTCATTACTACGTTGTAGAACTAAGAGTGTACGATTCAAATATGGTATTAGGAACTCAATCGTGAGCAACGAAAATATTCCGCCGAGCTGTTGTTCAAGTTCTAATTGAGTGAGTCGTACTTCCTCTGCTGTTACTCGTTCAGCTTGTCTTATGTTCATCACTAAGAATGCTTCGAGTAATCTTTTCTCTATCTGATTAGCCATGTTTGCAGCAGTAGAGAAGTCGGCTGTCTTACCCACTTGTACTACCTGTACGTCTTCTGCACGTCCAGATACAATGGCGCCATTGCCAGCCTTAGCAATAGTCTGTGGCTTTGTTGTGGAAGATGGGCTGACTAGAAAGATTACTTTCGAGGCGGCTGCTGCGCCTTCAACAAGCGCTTGAGATAATCCCTCAACTGTTTTAAGGTCTCCGAGGAACTCTTCGACTCTGCCTCTTCCATAATCTTCTCCGTCAACTGTATTGAATCTGAGCACTAACCAAGGACTTGCATTTTTAGGTGCGGTACTACGGCTACCGGGAATGATCTTATCGAACGCTTCCTGAAACCATACCCACCTACCATCTATTAATTTAACACAAGTGTACACTTCAATGTCATCCTTGTCCGTGGCTTTTGTCTCATCTACTACCCCTTGTTTTGATAATGGAGTTGGGATATCGACATCCATTACTTTTCTATTGATTAGTTCTTTAGTAACTATCTCTAAAACGTTGCCGTTCCCATCACGAGAAACAACGTATCTTGAAAGCGGATAATTCTTTAGACCATCTTTACCCATAAAGATAAGGGCGTTACCGCCAACGATCAAATGTTTGAGTGCCTGATGAATAGTTACTCTGTCATTTGATGCCGCGATATATTCCATTATCATTCTCTCCATCTTGGAGAAGGATAGATCTAACTCTCCTTTAACCTCTGGCGTAAACTCCTCACCTAGTTTATCTTCTCGTAGCTGTAGCTTGAAGAAGCTGGTCTGGGGAGGAAGAATTGCAAGCATAAGCTTTGCTGCAAGGGTTACAACACACTTGCTGCCTATGCTTTGCCATGGTACTTTCAAAGATTCGTGGTTTGGTCTAGACGATAGATCGTCTTGAATTAGATAAGGCAACGTAAGTTCTGAACACTCTACTGCTTTGTCTAGAAATTCTCTACGACTTGTAGAGAGTTGTTCATATCTCTCACGTGCTGTCATCATTGATTAATTCCTCCGGCTGGACCTGACTGTCCAGTGTTTACTTTAGATCCAAGAGGTACTCTTAGTTGTGAGCTGCCTCTACCAAATTCTGAAGTTTTCTTAGATTGAGTTCTTCTTACCTTTGGATTTACTTCCTTTTCCATTGGCTCCGGAGTTGGTAATGGAGCTGGTGGAGCTGGAGGTACTGGAGGTGGTGGTGGTAAAGGTACTGGTGGTGGTGGTGCGGGGTTGCCGCCTCCAAATATACACATTAGATTTCGTCCTCTGTTTGTTTTTGTTTTAAATAATCAACCACACTAGCTTGCCCAGCTCTGTACATGATTGATTGTATATCTTCTTTTGGGTGAACTGGTTTCCACCCAAAGTTTTGATCTAACTCATTAACTAAATCGTCAAGCTTTTCATTATGAAGCTTAAGAGTATTGAGGGAGATTGACATTTGAGTGTTCAAAGAATGCAGGCATTCTAGCTGCCTTGGTTTGTGAGAATTCTGGTGCTTTGCCTTCGTACATAAGCCTGTCGCTGGCATCTAACCAAAATTTTTTGTCTAAATATCTATCGGTATTCTGTTTTAAGGGTTCCATTACCCAGTTTATAGTTGCCTTCCTTAGAAGGTCAAGAGATCTACTAGGTGTAAGACCTAGTTCTGCACATACCAAACTGTTAGTTGCTACATGCACTTGCTCGTCTCTAGATATATCTGCTGATACTGTTCTTAATCCTGCGTCTCCACAAAATCTAAAGAACGGTAGTAGTACAAAGAAGATTGCTCTCTCTGCTACTAACGCTTTACATAATGTGTGGTCAGGATGTTGCTCCCATGCTGCACGTAAGCGTAAAGCTTCGGCTTCGGCTTTGTCATCTACGCCTAGTGCGTTGGTGATGTAACCAAGAGCGAGGTCATGTTTAATCTCGTCCTTTACGTTTGATTCTAGAAGTGCTCTAGCAGTGATGGGAACGTCTTTATCAAGTGCGTCTGTAATAAACTCGCCAACTGGTAACTCCATATGGCGTATTGCAAGAGCACGGTAGATGGTTTCTTCTGCACCTTCTTTTAGTTTTCCTTTAGATGTCTGTACTGGTGTCCAAGTTCTTTTTCTGGATAGTAGTTTTATATAGGGATTCATTTATTTAAATTCTGGTCCGTTCATCCATGCAACTAGACTATATCTCGTGCCTGACGTAACGGGTTTGACTCTGTGTAATAGCCAAGATGGAAAAATGACTACGTGACCGGGCTTTATATCAAAGGTGACATTTCTGTTTTGAAAAGCATCATGGATTTCTAACTCTCCACCTGTAAACTCTGATTCTAACACCAGTGACATTGATAACTTTCTTGGCGGTCCAGTCATACCATGCCCGTCATCTACATGCCATCCATATTCCTGACCAACTTCATACCTAGTGGATTGAATACCTGAGGCAAAATGATCTAAGTTATACTTAAAAAAATCATTGTTAGCACTTATAAATATGTTGTGCATAATCCCAGCTACCCATGTATCCCAACATAACCAACATTGGCTAGAGGTTCTCAGACTGTGTTCTGTTTCTTTACCTTCAGATCCAATCAGACTTTGTTGGTAAGTTAACTCTTTGACTTGGTTTGTCAGCTCTTGAAGTATTAGTGGTGGGATATTTGGATTAACAGAGTAAGCTGTTCTTGCACCGAAAGGTATTTTATTGCTCACAGTCACATTCAATTTTCATGGCTGGATCCGGAACAAAGTCTGGATCTGGTTCTTTACTAAACAAATCTCCTAAGTAATTCTCAACCTCAAGATCTCCCAGTGCTGCGTAAGCATCAGTCTTGTCTTGTGTGTCCCCCATTACCTGTAAGCTGTAGTAAAGAGAAGTCTGTGGTGATTTCAACCACTCTTCTATAAATGCTTCATCGTAAGTCACCATATCGCTCCAAGAGTTGAAGCTATAGCCATGTAGCAATCCTGTTCTATCGAGCATGATCATTATTTGATCTGC